ATGATGCAAAAGATATAGAGGAGCGATGGAACGCTGGAAAATATAAATACGGGTGGGTCTGGAAGGAGAAAGTGGTAAATGAAATAGCGGTAAACTACGTAAACGAGGAAACCGTAGGTTATATGATGAAATACGTAACTAAAACAGACCCAAAACATAAAACATACAAACCGATAATACTATCAAGCAAAGGTATAGGGAAAGGGTTTGTAAAAAGATATGGATTCGAAAGAGCAAAATACCAAGGAATAGATACAAAAGATGAATATGTAACAAAGAGCGGACATAAGGTGGGGATTCCGATATACTATAAAAATAAAAGGTATACGGAAGAAGAAAGAGAGAAGCTATGGCTCCAAAAACTCGATAAAAACGAGAGATGGGTAGGTGGAGAAAAAGTAAAAGCAGACGACGATAAAGAGTATTACGGTCTACTAGAATACTACAGAAGGTTAAACAGAGAGATGGGATACGGAAGCCCGGATGATTGGGACGTAGTCCAATACGAAAACGACAGGCGTAAAATAATACAAGCCAGGCGGCTAGAAGGATATGAAGAATGAAATGCTGAGTTCTACACAGCTCAACAAATTATACAAGGGTGTGGGGGATGGTATTGCGTCCCAGGGGGCTGTCTCGCTGTCGCTCGTGGGAACCCCTGGGACGCAATACCAAGTGTGGGTGTATGTGTGGAGCGACACAAAGGCGCTCGCCGCTCGGGCTGCCTACCCGGCAGGGGCATTTCAGCGGTTTAGTTTTACAAACAGGAGCGGGAGTACCCGCCCCCTACCGGGGAGGAGTAAAACAGCTAAAAAACACCCACATTAGGGTATATAAAATGTGAAAACAAAGAGCGTAAATTGCAGCATGAAATCAATCGTAATAGCGCTAGTATGCGCTCTAACGGCATATTGCCTAACAAACAACAAAAACAAATCAAAATGAAATTCGACGTAAGCATTCTCGCCTATGACGAGAAAGGAAACATTGCTCAACGGCTAGAGCTGGACAACCTAAGCATGATAATGCTAGTAGGAGTGCTAGTGGGGTTTCCCAGAAGGAAGTTCGCATCAATGGTTATCACTATAGTAACCTCAACAGGCGAACAAGAAAATTAAGAATAATTGTTAAACAAATTCAATTCTGAAGCCATGTACAAAGGAAAATTTGCACCACGTAGCGATATAGCAAAGAACTTCGAATGGTGGGAAGCTGAGCACGAAAGAGCAGCCTGGGAAAACGACCAGGTGAGCGAGGAAACACGACAAAGGTGGATACGAGAAAGGGAGGAAATGGATTTAAAATTGTGGGTGCCTAGCGACCTGATGAAGCCATACCACGAATACCGGAGGGAATGGAAATTAGAGACCATTACATCACAGAAATAACGTACATAAACCTAGATGAAGACGGGTTGGTAACAAAAGTCTTCGATAACAACAAATTCCAAATCACTAAAAAAGAAAAAGGTGAAACAACACGATCAAAACATTGGGTTACCATTAGATGGTACTACTACATCAGAAGAAAGCCAGAACAACTCTCGCTTTTTTAGCGAAGAAATCCTGGGAAGTCCATTTACAGCAGTAATGGAGGAGGACGAATGGTTCATTACCTGGGGACGCTGGCGAGTAAGTGACAAACTAAAAAGCCGAGAAGAAATTGATACATACATGGAAGAACAGAAATGGAACCTCATGTGTGCCTACATGGTAGCGCTGCAACAAGCAGCAAGACAATACGATAGACTAGGCGAAACACCACCAGAACAAGAAATGCTAACTAATCAAAATCAATAAAATGAGTACAGTAACGCTAGGAGGCGACAGACTGGGCGTAGAAGGAAAAATGACCGTTGAAATGAACGGATTCCCAACAGCGCCAGCGAATATGCGCCAAATATGGCAAAACACGCAAAGCCCAGGTACATTACCTGTGGTGCTAACTGAAGTGTTATTGCCAGGGGATAAAGGGAGCTTGAAATTCAATGCGCGTGTAGACACGCTACCAACGTTAGGACCATTGTTTTCAAGCTTCAAACTACAGATAGATACATTTATAGCACCCTGGAGGCTGTATAATAGTCGAATGCGGGGAAACATGACGGGAGTAGGGCTAACAATGAACACAGTGAAACTGCCAACAATGACGCTAACCGCGTTACCAACAGCAGAAGGAACGGATGACATTGACAATAGTCAGATAAACCCATCATGCCTACTTAAATACCTGGGGCTAAGTGGGGTCGGAATAGCACCAACGGAAGAAGAAGAACGAACGTTTAACGCAGTAGATTTGCTCATATATTGGGACATATATGAGCGATATTATGCGAACCAGCAGGAAAAGCGGGGCGCAGTCGTTCATTGTGGAGATGGTGTAGTTACATCAAAAACAATAACGGCAATAGTAGCGAGCAACGCAGATTCGAGCGTAAACGCGGTACTAGATGAAGCCCCGGCAATGGATGTAATGTTCGTAATATCGGCAGGCAGTACTATTGAAATTTCGTTCACAGGAATGACACCTCCAGACCTAAAACAAGTATACGTAAGACTAGTAAACGCAGGATTGGTAAGCCTGGAAGATTTATTCACAGGAGCGTACTCAAACACCTCATCAACAACAATACAGGGAGTCATAAATGTATCGAGATGGGGAACGGATACAATAAAAAACTGGCAATACGAAACAGGGTCGACACCCAGAACGGTAAAGCCGAGAGTACAATTCTTCGACCTAACAAACATAGACGACGTACGACACGAAGTATTGTCGTTCAATCAAACAACGCCGTATTCAATCAACAGCGCGAACCTGGCACCATACAAATACCTATTCGAGTCAGGAATGCCAGACATGCCAAATATACTATGCTCGCAAGAGGGATTGGGGATAAAGACGCACATTAGCGACATCAACAATAACTGGGTAGACACCACATACATGTCAAACGTGGCAAGTGCGAGTGCGGTAAGTACAGTGGGAAATCAATTCACAATCGACAGCTTCTTATTAGCAGAAAAACTGTATCAGGTACTACTCCGGGTAGCGGTAAGTGGTGGGACGGTAGATGATTGGATGGATGCTACTTACGGAATGAAGCCAAGTGGAAAGATGGAAATGCCGATGTTCATTGGCGGTATGAGCGAGGAAGTACAATTCCAAGCAAAATACTCAATGGCAGCAACAGAAGGGCAACCCCTGGCCACCTTAGCAGGAACCGGAGGTTTAGGAGGAAACCGAAAAGGGGGGTATGTTCGGATAAACGAAGTGAAGGAACCGAGTACGCTAATGGTAATAGCATCATTAACACCGAGGGTAGTATACACCCAGGGTAATAAATGGAGCTTGAACCTAAGCAGCGTAGACGATCTGTTCAAGCCAAAATTAAACGGAATCGGATTCGAAGACTTACAAACCGAAACACTGGCCTGGTGGGATGTAAAGCACAATGGTACTACATGGGTGAAAAAGAGCGCAGGAAAACGCCCAGCATGGCAAAATTACCGGACAGCGGTACATAAAGCATTTGGAAATTTTGCAATCCCAAACAATATCATGTACATGACGTTGGCGCGCCGGTATGAATATGATGAAACGACTGGAATCCAGGATTTGACGAGTTACGTCGATCCGAATAAATTCAACTTCATATTCGCGGAGGCGGACCTAAGCGCTATGAACTTCTGGGTACAAATCGAATGTGACTTACAATTGCAACGACAAGTAGCAGCAAGGGTAATGCCGAACCTGTAAAAGAGTAGTGTTCATGGGGTTTGTGTAAGGGGTCAGCATAGTAAGGCTGTAGTGTTTGAGCACAGCCCCTTACTTTTTTTAAAAAAAAATGAAAATCAAAAGAATGAGAAGATCAAGACCAGAGCGAACCAGTATTCGCTGTAATGACTCCTATGAAGGTGAGTCGATTGAAGAAAAAATGCGACGGGTGAGGATGCAAAACGCACCGATCGAGGAAACCGGACAAGGAATTTGGCCGGAAGGGAATGAAGTATTACCACTTCATGATGTAAGGACGGATAGATTCGACCTAGCGTTGGACGCAGCGAATAATACCGAAAGAGCATTGACGGCACGCGGAGAATCGGCACCAGAAATGCAGAAAGAAGAGGGGAATGTTGGCACCGGAGACGGTGAACAAGCACCATCAGATACCAACAAATAAGTACAGACGCGACTTGTTCATAAAACAATCATTAACAATGACTTAAAAGGCGGTACGCGTCTGTACTATATAATCAAGTACGGTGTACCGCTTTTTTAGGAAAAAAGCGGAGCAAAGAAAATGGATCCTTTCGGAATGATAGCACAAGCAGGTGCAGACCTGGGGTTGGGGATGATAACACGAGGCATCAACAACAGAGATCAGCTGCAGCAACAAGGAAAGCTTAACGAGCAACAGTTCGCTATCGATGGACGAGCATTGGCGAGACAGAAAGCAGCAGAGTTACAACAGTGGAGAGACACAAGCTACGGAGCGCAGCTGGATGAAATGAAAAGGAACAACCTAAGCCCAGGTATGATGTACGGAGCAGCAGGGGGGGGAGCTGGTCAACTAGGTGGAAGCACAGGAAGCGTAAACGCACCAAAAGCAGCAACGCCCGGGAATGAAGTGCTAGGAATGACGGTAGCACAAAGACAACTGATAGAAGCGCAAACAGAAAACGTCAAAGCGGATACTGCAAAGAAAAAGGGAGTAGACACAGACCTCACGCGAGAACAAGGAAGGATGACACATATCGCGGCCAACCTAGCAGCACACACGCAACAAGAAGCGGAGCAAATAATGTGGGCACAGGCGAAAAAGCTCACGGAAGAAGCGAAAGCCGCGGGAAACATGGTAGACGCAGAGTTAAAGAAAAAGCAAGCGGACGCAATAGGGGCATTCATAATGAATGAAATAAGATGGGTGGAGAAAGACAAGACCGAAGCAGAGCTAAAAGCAATAGGCGAAACAGTAGCGCAAAAATGGAAAGCGCTAGAAATACAACAGGGGCACCTGGATATACAAAAGTTTGTGCAAGACGTAAGTAATAGCACAAAACTAACGGTAGAGACGGTAACGAAGTTAGCCCAAATGGTGGGAGGTGGAGTAATTAAAGGGATTCCAAACAAGACGATCAAAACCCATGAATTGGGTAAGTCGACAAAAATAGAGTAAAATGTGCCTGTACGGACGAATCATGCGGAATCCAAAGTACAGGGCAAACAAGAAAAACGGCGGGGTCGTACCGGAAATGAAAGATGTCAGAGTACAGTACGTCCCCGTTAGTTGTGGCGTTTGCTTCGAGTGCATGAAACAAAAGGCAAACGAATGGAAAATAAGACTAACGGAGGACGTAGAAGAGAACCCTGGGGGAAAGTTCGTGACACTCACATTCTCAGAGGAAGCGTTAGTAAAGCTAGGAAGCAAAATAAAAGGACTAGAGGGCTATGCCCTAGAGAACGAAATAGCAACAAGAGCAGTAAGGTTCTTTACAGAACGATGGAGGAAGAAATTCAAAAAAGCCCCTCGACATTGGCTGATCACAGAATTAGGCCACGAGGGGACAGAAAGAATACATCTGCACGGAATAATATGGGCAGATGATGCAAAAGATATAGAGGAGCGATGGAACGCTGGAAAATATAAATACGGGTGGGTCTGGAAGGAGAAAGTGGTAAATGAAATAGCGGTAAACTACGTAAACGAGGAAACCGTAGGTTA